AGATAAGATTAAAAATAATTTAGATAGAGACAGCAGACTTCGCACTAACTTTAATCTTCATTCCACTACCTCCGGTAGGCTATCCTCTAGCGGAAAGCTCAATATGCAGCAGATCCCTAGAGACAACCCTATTGTAAAAGGATGCATTAAAGCTAGACCAGGCCATAAGATAGTATCTATGGACCTAAAAACTGCTGAGATGTATGTTGCTGCCGTACTTTCAGAGGATAAAAACCTAAGAAATGTGTTTAAAAGCGGCGGGGACTTTCACAGTACAGTGGCTAAGAATGCTTTTTCTTTGCCATGTTTAGTTGAAGAAGTAAAAGAATACTATGGCGAAAAAAGGCAAATGGCAAAAGCAATTTCTTTCGGTATTCTTTACGGTGCTCAGAAGTTCAGAATTAGTGATGAGATAACAAGAACAACTGGTAAGTATTTTAGCCCAGAAGAAGCCCAAGAGGTTATTTCAGATTACTTTAAAGCTTTTCCAAAGCTAAAGCAATGGATAGAACGCAATAAAAAGGACATAGAGCTTAAGGGTTATGCGTACTCCTTTTTTGGTAGAAAGCGTAGACTGCCTAATGTAAAGTCTTCCGATAATGGAATTAAAAGCCATGCTATTAGATCAGGACTAAACTTTAAGGTACAATCTCCTGCTTCAGATATCAACCTTTTATCTGGTATAGACATGCAAAACTATATTGCACAAACTGGGCTGAAAGCCCTTATCTTTGCATTGGTGCATGACTCTTTGATATCAGAAGTGGCTGACGATTCTGTAGAAGAATACACAGATGTACTCACTAAGATGGTGGCTAAGGATAGAGGATTATCAATAGCCGGATGCCCTATCGGAATAGACATAGAGGTAGGCGAAGATTACTCGTTTGGTAAATATGAAGAATACTATGGAGCCTTACAAAATACGGTACAA